GTCGGCGCGGTGCCCACCTTGGTGGATGCCGCGCGGGCGTTGGCAGCCGTGGGAGCGGCCACCTTCCATGCGAAGCGGGAGTACGCCTTGACCAGCGTGGCCTGCGACTCCAGGAACTCCTTGTGTGCCTTGGCCCAGAAGATGATGCTCAGCAGATCGGGGACTCCCCAGCGCCAGCCAACCTGCTTGTTGACGCTGTGCGCTGCGATGCGGGAATCCCAGTTGACCTTCTTGGACTTGAAGTTGACGGGTTTGCCGTTGGCCTCGTCGTAGTCGATGGCCGGGAAATACTCGATGTTGTTCTTGGTGTCTTCCATGTCGGAGCCGGGGCGCGTGGTTGTGGTGACCCATTCGCGCCGGTAAAACCAGATGTCTTCGCTGTTGTCCGGGTCCGAGATGACGCCCGTGATCTGCCACATCGGCACACGGGTCATCTTGTGGACCTTGTTCTTGGGGGACTGCTTGGTCACGAGCAGGAAGAAGTTGCCGTCCGTGGCGAGGCAGGATTCCATCTCCAGCTGGGCCTTGTTGGAGAGCAGGTACTTCTGGTTGGTCGAGGACTTCCAGAACGGGTCCGTGTCCTCCAGCCCGTCGAGTGTGATGCCGTTGCCCCACACATACGCCCCGCGCACCGCTATGCCGCGCTTGATGAGCGGGTTGATGACCGCGAGGGCTCGGGTGACCTGCGTGTGCTGCTTGATCGAGGCGAGCGGCATTTCCTTCATGTCGTTGGCTTCACCGAGCGGGTTCCAGCCGATGTTGTCCAGCGCCAGTTGCACGTCCGCGAGGGACTCGGACAGGTGCTCGACGTTGTTGGCCAGCGCCTCGTTCATGGCCCTGACTTCCAAGAGCTCAGCCATCTGGGTGCCCGCGTGCGGCGACAGCGTGGCACTGATGGCCTTTTTCCTGGACATGAAACTCCTAAAGTCGCGGCAGAATGGAACAGCCTCACCTCATTTTATCAAATGGTGCTTTGGGAGAAATACATACAGGCATACAGCCTAATAGGGGCTGATGGCGCTCTCGAATGCGAAAAGGAAATCCTCGGGGGCCGTCTCGAATTGTGCGCCGATGGGCATTTTCGATACCGGGTCCGTGGGGTCGATATGCAATTCCATTGCGGCGTACATGGCGGCGTCTGCAAAGTCAGGGGATTTTCCGGTCTTCAACCGGATTTCCTCTTTCGACGCAATTTGCAGGGAACTCCGGTTGTTTTTGAAGTGGTACTCCAGATCGCCCAATTCACGCGTGAGGTCCGCGTCATCCGGGTCGATGTCGATGTCGCCGTTGAACATGCGGGCACGCACGGTGTCATACATCTCGGCGCGGGCGTTGATCCACTTGTCGATGTCGGAGGAGGCCGCGTTGCCGATGATGCCGATGGTCTCGAAGCGGCCCTGGGACTTGGCTGCCACTTGGTCATAGACGCCAGCGCCGAGGCCCACACCGTCAATGCGGACCTCCTTGGCGTTCTCCTTGAAGGCCCACTGGACGATTTTGGCCGAGGTCTCCACGGTGTCCGTCTTGCCCCACTTTTCGAGGAACCGGAGCACACCATCCTGGTAGCTGTAGAGCACGGTGTAGTCATTACCCATGCGGGCGATGTCAGCGCCGATGACGGGGCGGGACTCCTGCGTGATGGCGTGCTCGGTGTACCTGCCCACGTTCAGTGTGCCCACGGTGAACAGCGTGTTGGTGCCGTTCTCGGAGAACTCCCCCAGCACCTTGGACTTGAAGCGCGGGGAATCCTCGCCCCATTCGAGCTTCATGGCCTCGATCCACTCCAGTGTCACCAGACCGCCCGAGTCCTCCTCCGGGAAGTCCTCGCCCGTGATGTTGGGGGAGTCATAGGAGTTCAGGGTCATCTTGTGCCACGTGGGGTTGTCGTTCTTCCAGATGTTCCCGAACGGCGTGTTGATGTCATCGGGGTTGCCAATGGCCAGAGCCATGTCGTAGCGGCCCGTGGTAATGGCGTTCACTGCGGTGAAGATGGTCTCGGGGATGCCGCACGATTCATCGAGGACTGCGAGCACGCCCTGACGGCGGTGTTCGCCCTGGAATGCGTGAATATTTGTGTTGGACGGCTTGCGCCCCTTGGCCCGCTCGGAGTCGTCATCCCCGCGCCAGTCGTTCTCCAGCGTGATGCGCCCGGTCAGGCAGCCCTTGATGTGGTGTGCCCGTAGGTACCCCCAGATGATGGAGAGCTGATCCTGCACGGGGGCGGTGGAGACCGCGAGGGAGTCCACATTCTTGCGGGTGTCCACCCACCACGCGATGATGATCGACGCCACGAACGACTTACCGACACCGTGCCCGGACTTGACCGCCACCCGCTTGTACTTCAGCAGGGCGTTGGCGATTTCAATTTGCTTGGACCAGAGGGTGTAGCCGAGCTTGTCCTTGGCCCAGAGGGCGATGTCGGTCTTGTACTTGTGGTCGCGTTCTGCCTGCTCCAGCGCGACACTGGCAGCCCGCATGGCGTCGAGGATACTCACAGGTCAGGCAGGTCTTCCTTCAGGCGGTGCATCATCGTCTCGAAGGCCGCCTGATCCTCGTAGACGGCCCAGAACGCGCGGAGGAGCCCGATGATGACGGAGTAGTAGGACTGATCCATCTGGTGCAGGCGCGTGCGGATAACCGCCCAGTCGGGCTCCTCGCCGTCGCGGGCGTAGAAGAGGTCGAGGATTTCGGTCACGTCTTTGGTGTAGATGCCTTCGCTCATGATGCTGCCTCGGGTTCCTGTGCCAGTGCGCGTTGCGCCTCGGTGTTGAAGATGGTGGTGAAGCTGTCCCCGAGGAGTTCTCCCCGGATGGCCTTGATGGTTTTGCTCTCGGTGAGCACCTTCTCGATGTGGTCCTTGACCCCGATGGAGATGGCGAATACAGCCTGAAGGATGAGCGCGGTCTGCGCTTGGGTGATCTGGACCAGCTTGTCGTTGGCGTCCCGCTGCATGTCCTTGTTGATGCCCTGCAGGGAGGCGATGCGGTCCAGGAGCTTGACCACCAGCTCGTAGTCCTCGGCCTTGTCGGCGTAGGCGAGGCGGTCATTGACCTGCACGAGGAGGTGTTCGAGCCGGAGCAGCTGCAGGAAGGCCTGTTCCTCGGGGGTCATCGTGGACTGGGAGGACATGTACTCGCGCCACGTCGCTACGATTTCCTCGCCGTCAACGCCCATCTTCTCGGAAATCTGGTCAAAGGAGTAACCCTTCACCTTCAGCTTGACCACCTGCGAGGTGAGAGCATCCATCGTGTTCCCGATTGCGTCCATACCCTGTAGTTTATCCCAGCAAAGATTTTACATACGAACATACAGGATTGAGGGCAAAGCAAAGGCCCCGAGCGGTCTGTGGGGGAGACTCGGGGCCTTGCTTGGGCCTTTTCACTAATGCGAGACGTGGCTACCCAGCACGTCGCTCTCCACTCAGGACTCGAACCTGAAACCGCGCGATTAACAATCGTGTGCTCTACCAATTGAGCTAGCGGAGAATGTGCTCCGGCAGCTGACGAGCAGCCGGAGCGTCGGGCACCTCTACCCTGAGAGCCTGTTGGCTCCCGCTCCGCGTCAAGGATTTGAACCTCACTTGCCTGATCCAGAATCAGGTGTCTTGCCGAATAGACGAACGCGGATCGTCCCACCTAGCCACTTCTCGACTATGGCACTCGGCCCGGCCTTAGGGTTTGCCGGACTTTTACAATTTCGGTGGGGCTTTCCCCAGACTCCTTTTGATCGGTCATCTGGGTACAAACAGCTGATTTTCTTCAATCAGCCAAATCTGGCTCCCTTTTCCCGGCCACTGAGAGGAGACCGGGAAAAGGGATTTTCAGTTATATGACCGCTAACGCCTGTTCCCCTCGGGGGTCGATTGCGCGGCCATCCTCAGATCGAATGTCTGAGAATCCTATGCGGCTACGTCCTGCTCGACATCCATGAGCGTGAACTGCACCAGGAGCTCAGCCATTTCGCTGATCGCCTGCTCTTTGGTCTTTGCCACGATGCCCCCTGTGTGTCTGTGTGCCTGTTCGAGAAACCTACCATCAAATAAAACATAGGGTCAATACCTCTATAGCTACTTGTCGAAAAATCGTAAACTCACAGGGTGAGCAAACCCAGAGCCGTGATCTACCTGCGCCAGTCCTCGTTCAAAGAGGAGTCAATCTCCCTCGAACTGCAGGAGCGGGCCAACCGCGACTACGCCGTGGGGCAGGGCTATGAGGTGGTGGCCGTCGAGTCGGACCCGGGCATCTCGGGCCGAACGTTCAAGCGCCCCGGTGTCCAGAGGGTCATGGAGATGGTTGAGGCCCGGGAGGCTGACATCATAGTGCTGTGGAAGTGGTCAAGGTTCAGCCGCTCCCGTCTGGACTGGGCCGTGGCCGCTGACAAGGTGGCCACATTCGGGGGCCGTATCGAGAGCGCCACCGAGCAGATTGATGTGTCCACTTCGACCGGCAGGCTCGCCCGGGGGATGCTCACCGAGTTCGCCGCCTTCGAGTCGGAGCGGATCGGGGACACCTGGAAGGAAACCCACGCGCGGCGTATCCGCAACGGCCTTCCGCACCACGGGCTTCCCCGGTTCGGATACTCCTACACCAAGCAGGGCGGATATGTGCCTGACGCAGACGGCGCGGCTGTTCTACGGCAGTTGTACGTCCGATTCGCTGCGGGGTCCACGCTCAAGGAACTGGGGGCTTACGCGGCCTCTGAGGGCTTCGAGCCGGAAACGGGCTGGCGTGAGGGCACCATGCGCCGGATGCTGGACCGGGGATTCGGTGCCGGGTACATCTGGACCAAGGGCGAGCACGTCAAGGGGGCACACAAGGCTGTGGTGAGCAACCGCGAGTGGGAAGAGTACCGTGCGCGTCGGGAGTCCAGAGGGGGCCGTCCGAGGGCCGAGGCGTCCGACTACACCTTCTCGGGGCTGCTGCGGTGCCACTGCGGCGGCAGGATGGCCGGTGCTGCCATCACGCGCAAGGGTGTGCGCTACCCGCGCTACGTCTGCATCGTCGCCCAGCAGAAGGGCACCCACAAGGCCGTCGCCGTCTCCCAGCCCTACGTGGAGGAGGCTGTTTTAGCATGGCTGTGCCAAATAGCTGCGGAGGTAGATGCAGAAGCATCTACTTTGGAGGCCAAGCCCCCCGTCTCCAACATCGAGCGCAAAAGGCAGCAGGTGAAGGCTGATCTGGCCAAAAACGCATCGCGCCGGGAGGCTTTGGCGCTCAAAGACCTTGACGGCGAGGTCTCTGCCGATACCTATCACACACTCAAGCGCAAGCTGGAGGAAGAAAAGGCTGTGCTGGAGGCCCGTTTGAGGCTCGTTGCGGCCAATGTCACGGTCAAACCGGCCAAGATCGTGCCCAAACTGCTCCAGGCATGGCCCAAACTGACCAACCGGCAGCGTCGGGAGCTCCTGAGCCGCGCGGTGGACCACATCCAGTTACACGAGCGCCCGGACGGCAAAACCACTGGAAAACGCGAAATTTCGATCCACGCCTTCTGGGAGTAGTTGGTTTGAGCGCATTTATGGACATTCGTGCCTGCTAACCAACTAAATTCTGAGCCCAAAAGAAAACCCGCCCATAGCTTGCCTGTGCCTCGAAAGACGGTGACAGCTAGAGGGCGGGTGTTGATGTATCCAGTCTACGGCAAAAGAAAACCCACCAGCAGGGTGTCGCAATGACAATGGCTGGTAGGCTTTCTTCTCATTTGGCGCGATGCACAAGGGCACTTCCTTGCTGCTCACAACTTGGAGTCTATCACTCCCGGTTTTGGGCAAAAGAAAACCAGCCCCTTGCCATGTGTCCTAGTCGCGTTGACTGACTGGCAGAGGGGGCTGGTGTCTTGTTCTGGTTCATTATCTTTTGCGAAGATGCTCCAAGCCTATCACTCGCGTTCGAGGTAGTGCTCGGGCATCCGGGAGAGGTACAGCCCACTGTGCCGGGCCAGGAACTGACGCATCAGGCTGTCCGGCAGGACGATGTACTCGCGTCTCACGAACTCGGGGACAGTCATGATGGTCCCGAGTTCCCCCAATGCCATCCGGTGACACTCGCGAGTGGCCCTGACCCTCTCCCCGAGGACATATGCCAGCTCCTCGGCCCTCCACAGCCTCTGACCTGTCCGAGAATAGATCGGCGGCAGGTCGGTGCGGTGGCCGGTGGCGTCCCGGGGGAACCCCGAGGCGTCAACTTCCAGCGTTGTGTGGCCCTTCTTACGGTGCGCCATCGTACAATTTTACCGGGGTTTGGGCCTGAATCCTAGCGTTTTCGGCTGCCAATGCGGCGTCATCGAGGTCATTGAGCTCCTGGATGGTGAGCGCACGGGCGACTGCCTCAACAATCATCTGCCGGAAGGCGGTCGAGTAGCCCCGGGTGATCCCCTTGGGCATTTCAGTGTTGGTGCTCATTTCTGCTCCTCGTTATTTTTCAGCACGATGATTTCGGGGTTGCAGAGGCCTTCCGCCTCTGCCGCCTTGTTGAACAGGGCGACTGCCAAGCGCCGGGCCTTCTCGGGGGTCAGCTCGATGTACTGGTCATCCGGCAGTGCGATGAACACATCCCCGCCTACGGTGGTGACAGCCGCTTTGTGCGTCCGCGTGTAATCGCTCATGCCGCCGCCTTCAGTGCGCCCCGGACGGCTGAGGAGACCACGTGCCGGTAGGCGTCTGCCATTCCGGCGTACCAGTCCCCGTGCTCGGCCCTGACGGCGGCGATGGCTGCGTCCACTGCCGCCTCCAGCCTCTCCTCGTCGCTCACGCGATGACCTCTTTCAGCTCCAGCACGGATGTGTTGATTTCGGCCAGGATCAAGGTGTCCTGCACGTTCGGCTCGGGACGGTCCCGCCAAAACGCAACGTGGTTGGCCTCGAACCGGAGGTAGTGGGCCACCACGGTTTGCTGTTTGCCGCCCCACGTCTTGTAGTTCCATGTGCGGAGCGGTTTGTCGCCCGAATCTTCCGTAGGCTCGTTTTCTTTTCCGAAGAACGGCATTCTGTTTCCCCCTGCTGTGTGGTCTGGACCGGAACTAACGTGAACTTGGTGCGGCCCGTCTTGAGCCGCCATTCGCTTTGATACTTGGCCTTGGCCTTCAGGCAGGGTGGGCACTGGAACTCTTCGAGCTTCTGGTGCCGGTTCCAGCCCTTGGTGGTCCCGCATTTCTCGGGGTGGTGGGTGCTGGGCTTCTTCATTTGGATGGTCCTATTCCTGCAGGATTGGCGTACAGCGCCAGCACGTAGCCGCCATCTGACCCGATGCCTTGTTTGTCGGTGGGGTGCGGGTCATGGGCCAGATACCCGGTCTGAGCATCGAGAACCACGGCATGGTGCCAATCCCCGCGAGGGGAAGGTCCGCAGCCGATGACGTACCTGCGGGCATGATCTTCTGCGGCGTCATCTTCCGAGTACACCGGGAAGCTGCGCGGCCTGAGCCCAAGCTGTAGTGCGCCTTTGGACCACTCGTGGATGAATCGGAACTGCGCGTACCACCAGTCATCGCCCTCCATGAGTGCGAAGTGCGGCACCTCTTCAAGCGCTGTCTCTATCAGGCTGGCGAACGAGGCCTGCAGGCAGTTGCCGCTCGTGCTGGTCGTATCAGTCTGGTCGAGGGGGATCATGCGGCTACCTTCAGTTCGATTGGGACACCGAGGAGTGAGCCCTGCTCGGTTACATCCTCGATGCCGAGGGCTGCGTTGCGGCGTGCGGTGATGACGCTGAGCTTGTCCAGCCTGAAGCCCTCCCAGTGCTCCAGGTACTCGCCGTGACTCGTCACCAGCACGATGGGGTACTCAATGGGGCTCCCACCCTCGTGCAGGCCCATCGCGTAGGCCACCTCGAAGGGGTCAGGATCGGCCCGGTAGACCACATACGGCAGCCCGAGGAGGTTCAGTGCGCCCCGGGTGGGGCACTTTTCCGTCCGATGGTAGTAATGGAGGCCTATCTCGTAGCCCGCATCAATCGCCGCGAAATCCGTGTGCGCATACTGGGTGATCTGGTTGTTGACCCTGAAGTTGATCGGCACGAACCGGTCAAGGCCCTTGCAGTCATCGCACTCCCGGTTGAGCCGGTCGGCCCGTACCGTCATCCCGCACCGGACACAGGAGCGGTACTCGGTGATGACCTCACCCTCGACCATCACCGCCACGCCTCTGCCGGAACAACCTTGGCGAGGGTCCATTCCTCGATGTCCTCGGGATCATGGCCCATGAACCCATTTATCCCCTCAACGGCCCACCACGACAGATGGTGCTCGCTGTGTTTGCGGAGGAACATGGGCCAGCAGCCATCCACACCACGCACGCGGGTGGCAATGATGATGGAGCTGGTCTCAGTGGGCAGTGCGGGTTTGGGGCGGTCGATCAGATCGAAGACCCACTTGTCGGCCCATCCGCTGAACCAAATGTAGCCGTGCTCGTCGGTTCTGATGCCGTCCGCGTTCTGATATGCGACTTTCCCGCTGCGCTCCTGAGTGACGCCGTGGGCGTCCGTGGTGGCCTTGATGGTGTCGCCGGGCAGGATGTCCTCGCGCTCGATGCTGGTCACTGCTTCCCCTCCCGCAGGTAGGTCTCGAACTTGGCCGCGACATGGATCACGTTGTCCGAGGACCGCTTGGCGTCGCCGTCCTTGTCCCAGTACGTCAAGGCTGAATCCAGCGCGGCCTTGCGGTATTCCAGGTCGGCCCGGTTGGCATCGAGTGCCTGCCGGAAATCCTTGACGGCCTCGGCTTGCCCCTCCGCGTTGCCCTGCTGCCGCGCCACCGACAGCTCCCGGTTGAACTCGGAATCGGTCATCTCCCAGACTGCCTCCTGCTTGGGGATGTACGGGTCGAAGCTCACATCAGTCATGACATTGCCCTTGTGGGTGCGGGGGAAGCCATTGGCCTCGTCAGTGGGCTGCTTGCGCATAGCGACCTCGTGCTGTTCCTGTATGGAGACCTTGCGCGGCTGGGGTTCCTTGAACGGGCTCATGCGGCTGCTCCTAGCAGAGGGTTGATGTTGGCGGGGTTGAGGAAGTAGTACGCGGGGACCGCTGCGCAGGAGATGTCGGCAGGGATCGGGAAGACGCTGGACGCCTGCCAGATGTTGACCGGGGCGTCGGCCAGGGTGGCGTCGAAGATGGGGGTGGAGCTCATTTCGGCACACCTAGTCCGAGGCGGCTGGTGATGTCATCTGCCAGCTTGTCGTAGTTCACGTTCATCTGCACGGCGGTGAACCCTGCGACGAGGGCCGCAATCAGGTTGGCCGTGCGTGCCTCGTAGGCTACGGCGAGCGTGGCCTGAGTCTGTGCGTCGAGGGACATGGCGAGGAGCGTGGCGTCCGTCGCGCCTTCCTCGGCCTGCCAGTCGTGGACACCGCTCAGCCGGAGCTCGGATTCCTTGGTGTGCTGGTTGCTCACTGGTCTTCCTCCAGCACCATCTCCAGTGCAGACATCCCGCCCGAGAAGGCGGCTACGCGGAGGACGTTGGCCTCCTTCGCGTTGCTGGCTTTCAGCACGGTCAGCAGTTCCCTGACTTGCCCCTCGGACATCATCAGAACTTCTTTCCGTGCATGTACTCGCGGGTGGCGTTGTAGGCCAGCTTCTCGGCAATGATGTCCGCGAGGCTGAAGCCCTCGGTGTAGGCGAAGTCGAAACAGCGGATCACGGCGTCCGCGATTTCACTGGGGACACCCTCCGGCTTGTTGGGCTTCCGCTCGAAGGTCTCGTCGTCCCACTCGATACTCGGGTAGTAGGTCTCGTCAGCGGGGTGGCCGGTGCGGATTTCGTCGTGCGCCTCCACAATCTCGGAGACGATCAGCAGCAGCTTGTTGCCCTGCCAGTCGCGCAGAGCCGCCTTCTGGTGCA